ACGCGACACGATGAATGGTAAGTACCCGCGTAGGGCGTGGGTGACGTGCGCGGCTTTTTCCAAGAATGAAGACGAAAACGCGCTTTTTGAGGTTTATTTCGCGCAGCAGTTTGGGTTTGTGCCTAAACGGACTCGGTTCGGGTANNNNAAGCAAAAACGAAAAGATTACCGAATTGGCTGTTTGGGGAATCATTTGACGTTCGCAAGGCATTTGTCGATGGGTTCTTGCACGCGGACGGAACGATCGACAAGGAGCGGCAACGCGCGGTCGCCTCAAGCAATCAGAACATGCTTCGAGGGCTTCGACATCTTGCACGCTCGGTGGGGTATGGCGTTTCCAATGTGCACTCGTGGTCTGCAAGAGTGCAGCCGCCCAACTCCCCGAC